CCACTATAATCTCGCCTCAACTACTTGGGGTCGCGATGAACTACATTATTTTATTTACTCTACTGTCGCTAACGCTGATAGCTATAGATGATTTAGCTGGGCGAAGGCATACAGATAGATGCAAGATAGAAAGGGAGCATTAGCTCCTTTTTTATTGCCACAAACACTTGTAAGTAACAGTTACTTCTGTATAATAGATGCCATACACACAAACGAGGAAAAAAAATGAAACTTCCATTTTATGTAGTAGAGTCTGAAGGCTTATTCTTTGAGTACCAAGACAAAGATGCAGCTGTTGATGCTTTTTATGAGCAAAAAAGGTTTGCAAACTATGAGGGCTTTTACGCTTTGTTAAAAGAGGTTTTTAAGACTGACAAAAATGCTGTTGGTTTCGGTGAGCAAACTTTAATCAAATATTTCACATAAAAGAGGCAATAAAATGAAAAAGACAAGAGCAACAACCCTTTGTAAAAAACTTAACGCAGCGTTTCTGAACATTGGCGCTGTGACGTATGATGAGTTTACTGGTGAGGATAAGGTAAACCAAGATGGTATCTGGCTGCGTGGCAGCGAAGATGCCGATAAGGATGGGCTGCCATACTTTGATTACTGGAGCATGACTGGTAGCCAATACCATGCAGGTGTCGAAGCAATGGCAGACAAGCATGGCTTTTACTGTGAGCCACATGACGCAGGCACATTGATGCTCTGGAGACTATAAATGGAAACGCCAGATTTTATAAAAGTTATACCGAACGCACTGTCAAAACAGCAGTGCGATTTGGTTCTTGATGATTTTAACGTGCTGCAGAAACAAGGTATGTTGTGGGAAACAAAGCTGCCAAATTACAAAATTAATGACAACCGCGTATCTTATTGTACAGCTTTATTATCTACTATGGCAGAAACGTGTAGGAGCAGTGTTATTGGCTCTATATCTGATGCGGTAGCGAGCTACATAAGGTCATATTCAGAGGGTATGTTCAGCCCTAAAACAGAAGTTAATATGGCTATTGAAGATGTCTTGATACAAAAAACAGAGCCATCTGAGGGTTATCATGTTTGGCACTGTGAAAGACAACACTTAGGGTCAATGACCAGAGCAGTAGCGTGGATATTATATTTAAACGATGTAGAAGAGGGTGGTGAAACTGAGTTTCTTTATTACAGAAAAAGAATTTCACCTGAAGCTGGCAAGTTATTAATATTCCCAGCGAATTACACCCACGCTCATAGAGGTAATCCACCTCTTGAAAAAACTAAATACATAATGACTGGCTGGTATAGGTTCGGTTAATAACATAAAAGTGAGGAAATAATAATGAAAACAGCAATTTTTGGAGATGTAATAGTGCAGTTACCCGATGACTGGAGTGGCTGCATTGGGGAGCTAGAAGATAAGCTAAAAGATGCAGCAGTTTATACGTGGCTGTGTGAACACAAAACGTGGTTAGCTGATTGCTTCCCAGAGTGCGCGCAAGATGTGGCGCAAGAGTTGTTAGAGGTGTTATACGCTGATGGTACAGACGCCATGTTTGATGACATGATGACTGATGCTAGAGAGCGTTTTGCAGCACAGGGTAATTGTGAAGAAAAAAATCCTGAGTTGTTTTATGAATGCCTTGCTGTACCATGCTTTATTAAATACGTGCATGATGCACAAGAGTGGTTAGGTAATAAATATACCTTAGCTGAGGCGTATCGTGATTCACTGTATCTGTATCTTGAGAGTCGTTTAGAAGATGAGATTATTAACGAGTTTGGCAAATCTGTTCATTAGGAGATTATTATGAAGCAAGCAATAAGAGTGTTAGACCACCTGCAATCAGGAGAGACAATAACGTCACTGCACGCATTTAGAGACTTAGGCATTACTAGACTGGCTGCAGTAATTTATGACCTACGTAAAGATGGTCACCTAATCCAAAAGCGTATGATTAGCGTAAAAAATAGGTTCGATGAGAATTGTAGTGTTGCTGAGTATTATCTGGAAGGTTGTAATGGGTAAAGGAAGCGCACCACGTCCCATACCAAACCAAAAACGGTATGAGGAAAACTTTGATGCAATCTTTAGAAAGGACAAGCCTAAAGATAAGCCTAAATCTAAGGCTCAACTGATGCGTGAGATGAGAGCTAGGAGAGCTGAGCAGGGACTAAAGGAGATGCGTATTTGGGTCACTGAAGAAGAATGTGTCAAGATTAATTCCATTTTGAATAAATAGTATATACTAGTGCCTAAAACTAGCGAGGTAAGCTATGACTAGGCACTTAGTGATACCAGATACGCAAGTAAAACCAGACCAGCCTGTCGAACATCTTCGGTGGGCTGGCTTGTATGCAGCTGAAAAGAAACCAGACGTTATCATTCATATAGGTGACCACTGGGATATGCCATCATTATCTGGCTTCGATGTTAACAAGAAGAGCTATGAAGGCAGAAGGTATATTAGGGACGTAGAGGCTGGCATACGTGGCATGGAAGCGTTTTTAAAACCTATTAAGGACGAACAGAAGCGTCTTATCCACAACAAAAAGAAGCAGTGGAACCCACGGCTTATATTCACACTAGGCAACCATGAACAGCGCATAGAGCGCGCAGTAGAGTCTGACGCTAAGTTAGATGGTCTTATTGGCTACGATGACCTTAGACTCGAAGATATGGGGTTTGAGGTGTATGACTTCTTAGAGGTAGTAGTTGTAGATGGTATTTGTTATAGCCATTACTTCACTAGTGGTATCATGGGGCGACCTGTATCAAGCGCTAAACGACTTTTAGCTACTCAGTATCAATCCTGTGTGATGGGTCATGTGCAAGACCGTGATATAGCTTATGGGCGCAGAGCAGATGGACACAGTATGTTAGGTTTGTTTGCTGGCATTTACTACCAACATGATGAAGATTATCTAACGCCACAGACTAATGGCTCATGGCGTGGAATATGGCTGCTTAATGAAGTAGACGATGGCAATTGTGACGAGCTGCCAGTTTCTATCAACTACCTACGCAATAAGTATGAGGGTAAGTGATGAAGAGCGCATTAAAGAAACAAGAAGGCGGTAAGCATTACGATATGCCTATACAGCCTATTGAGTACATTTTAAAGAATAAGCTGCCATACATAGAAGGCAACATTATCAAATATGCTTCTCGACATAAAAACAAGAATGGGGCTGAAGACATTAAGAAGATTATCCATTATTGTGAGTTGTTGTTAGAGTTAGAGTACGGACTTAAATAGGATATAATCGGCACATGATTAGAGTTACTATAGATGACGATATACATGAAGCCGACCTAGAGTTGATTAATGACTTCGCACAGGCAATCTCAGACCGTGATTCACTCTTGCTAGAAGAGGTGGTATATTTAGCGCAGCAGCGGATTGAAAAATCCTATGAAGAAATAGACGTAAGGATATAGAGTGCGACCCAGTACATTTACACCAGAGTTAGGCGATGATATCTGCAGACGATTAGCAGCTGGCGAGAGTGCTAGACAAATCTGTAGGGGTGAGGGTATGCCTGCTATGAGCACGTTAATGAAGTGGCTGAATGATAGTGACAAAGTACAGTTTTCGGAGCAGTACGCGCGCGCGAGGGACTGTCAGGCAGACTTTTACGCAGACGAGATTATAGATATTGCTGACGAGCTGTCAGATGTAGCAGAAGCTGCAGAGCTAGCTAAAGCTAAACTACGTATTGATTCACGTAAGTGGAAGGTGGCTAGAATGGCTCCACGTAAGTATGGCGATAAGCAGCAGATAGACCACACATCATCAGACGATACTTTCAAACCCACAGTTGTTAAGTTGGTAGCTGAGTATGACAAAGGAAAAGACTGAAGAGGTCACAACCAGTGTTAAGCTGCCACATAAGATTGTACAAATCTTTGAAGGTGAAGCCAGATACAGGTGTGCTTATGGTGGTAGAGGGTCAGCTAAGACACGTTCCTTTGCATTGATGACAGCAGTACGTGGTTACACATGGGCAATGGAAGGCAAGCAGGGACAAATACTCTGTGCGCGTGAACACCTAAACTCTCTTGATGAATCATCCCTAGAAGAAGTTAAGTCAGCTATACGTAGTGTAGACTTCCTAAATGACTTCTATGAGCTAGGAGAGAAATACATAAGGTCCAAGTGTGGGCGTATTAACTATGTGTTTGCTGGTCTTAGACGCAACCTAGACTCTATCAAATCAAAAGCACGTATCATTCTCTGCTGGGTAGATGAGGCAGAAGGTGTATCTGACACTGCATGGCAAAAGCTAATACCAACGGTCCGTGAAGATAACTCTGAGATATGGGTAACATGGAACCCTGAGACAAAGCATTCAGCAACGCACAGAAGGTTTAGAGTGCATCCGCCACAGGATATGAAGATAGCTGAGATTAACTGGCGAGACAATCCATACTTCCCTGATGTGCTAGACAAAGAGCGTCAGCAAGACAAGATAAACAGACCTGACCTGTATGACCACATATGGGAAGGGCAAATGCTCATCCATGCAGAGGGTGCATACTACGCTGTAGAGATGCGTGAAGCTACACACAATGAGCGTATGACTAACGTGCCCTACGACAGCTCTATTGGCGTTATAACGGCTTGGGACTTAGGGATGGGCGATAGCACTAGTATTTGGTTTGCACAGATGGTAGGGGCAGAGGTGAGGCTTATAGACTACTATGAGAGTAGCGGTGTAGGTCTGGACCATTACGCTAGAGTCTTAAATGAAAAGGGTTACATTTACGACCAGCATATATTGCCACACGATGTAAGGGTCAGGGAGCTAGGCTCAGGTAGAAGCAGATTAGAAACATTAGATAGCTTGGGGGTGCGACCAGTACAGATTGCACCACAGTTAAATGTTGATGATGGCATACAGGCAGTAAGGAGTATGCTAGGACGCTGCTGGTTTGACGCTGAGAAGTGCGAGCGTGGCATTGATGCGTTAAGACAGTATAGGCGTGAATACGATGAGAAGGGCATGACGTGGCGCTCAAGACCATTGCATGATTGGACCAGTCACTGTGCTGATGCTATGAGGTATCTGGCTATAGGTTATAGACCCACATCAAACTGGGGTGAGCCTATTAGACGAAACCTTCAAGGTATAGTCTAAAAGTGTTATAATCGGGCACTAAATTACACTCAGATGGAACTCTAATGTCTAAGAAAACAGCAGCCAGTAAACTATTGGATATGTTTTTCCAAGAAGGTGATTACGACCCGCGCTATTCTATGCGTAAGCTAGACCCGATAGAAGGCAAACCTGTTGTTGAGCAAAGACAAGTAATACCAGAGAATCCAATTACATTAGAGCAGCTTGAAGGCACACCATATTTGACTACCATGTCTGACAGGACAGCAGCTGGTGGTTTGTTAACTGGCTTTGGTGACAAGCAGCTAGGCTACCCTGTTAACCTTACAGGTGGTCAAGACTTTATGAGAGACTTCACACAGAACCCTAACTTATGGGCGTCTGGTGATACAGTTGTGCCTAAGATGGTTAATGCTGCAAGAGAGCTTGAAGCAGAGTATGGAAAACCGCCAGTTTTAATGCCGTGGCGTATGGCTCCAACAGGGTCAGACTTTGCTGGTATGACTGGCAAGACAATGTTGAGTTACGCAGCTGGCAATATGCCCACTACATTTAAGAAAGAAGTAGACGGCTTTATGAAGCTGTATGTGCCTGACTGGAAAGGTGTAGATAACCCAGCAAGTGGTGCACAGTTTGATGCGCTGCCAGATGGAGCAAGAAAACAAGTACAGCAGCAGTTAGATAAGCTATTTAGAAACAAGGGCGGTACTACGCTGCCACAATCACGCCTAGCTATTGCTGACCAATCGCAGTTGACTGCACCAGTAGGCGGCTTTAAGAATGTAGGTCTAATAGATACCTCACAAGACGCACTGCGTGGAGCAGGTAACCCAACATACCCATCAGCACTAGCAGGTGACTATCTAGGCACGTTAGATACAAACGTAACTGCAATGGACTTAAACCCAGCACGCTATGCACGCGCACGCAACCCTGACGGCTCTTTTGTCGAAGGACCAAAAGGTAAGGACTTGTTAAGCACTAAGACATCTCCTAGACGCTCTATGGAAGTAAATTACTATGGTGGGCTATTAGACGAGCCATTGCTGCGTGACTTAGAGGACCGTGGATTTAAGCTAAAGTCTGGTGTGCTCCCAACGCTGGCAACATTGGGCGTAGCTGCACAAGGTCTGCTAGGTAGTGAAGAGGCAGATGCAGCTATCATACCTAAGCTAGCACAGACTACGCAGCGAGCTAATACTGTGCCAACAGCTAAAGCAGCAGATGCGTATCTAGAAAAACAAGGCGCAACAGGCAAGTCTATAGATTATGGGGCAGGCTTTGGCATCAATGCTAAGGCTATCAACTATGATGATACGTTTGAGCCATTCGCAGAAGAAGGCTTTACGCCAACGTATGCTAACTCTGCTGATATACCTGAGAACACGTATGGCAAGTTAGTAAGCACTAATGTTCTTAACGTCATACCGCCTGATTTGCGTGATGATGCAGTGTTAAGCATTGGTAAAATACTAGAGCCTAACGGCATGGCTGTTATCCAGACTCGTTCTGCTAGCGCTGTTAATGAGCTGAAAAAGTCTAAGACAGCTATCCCACAAGATGAGCCAGCATCATTTTTAACAAGTAAAGGGTCGTATCAAAAAGGGTTCACACGCGATGAGCTGCAAGGTTATGTGCAGGGCTTACTTGGTGATAACTTTGATGTACAGAAAGTGCCAGCTAAAGACATACCTAACGGCTCAGCTATATCAGTTAAGAAGCTAAGCCAAGCTGCACCATTAGTTGCTGGTGGTGGGCTACTTGCAGGTGAGGATGCAGATGCAGCTATAGTGCCATCAGCGCTTAAATCTATAGCCTTAGATGCAATGGCAGAAGTGCCACGTAAGAAGCCCACGTCATACACTGGATGGAAGAAAGCATTAAACAAAGCTGGTATTAAAGATGATGAGCTAAAACAGATGGGCTTCAAGCGTGAGTTTGAGTTTAGGCAGCGGTCACAAGATATCACAAGGAAAGAGGTAGAGGACTTTTTAGCAGAGAACCAGTACAACATCAGGGAAGAGACGCTACGTAAAAGAAAAGTATTTGGCGAAGTTGTACATGACCCAGAGTTAAATACCTACAATGCAGTGATGCCAGATAGACGAGACGATGAAATTTTTCACACCAAGCAGTTTGCTGAAGATTATGTAGCTCGCAACCCAATAACAGTAAATGATTCACAGTATGGTCCATACACGCTTACTGGCGGAGACAATGTTAACTACCGTGAGATATTACTCATGGATGGTCCAGAAGCTGATAAGTATGAAGCCCTCACAGATGAAATGCTTAAATTAGAAAATGAAATAACAGATGGCATAGGTGCTCCAAGAGGATATCTGGATAGAGATGTCTTAATGGAATTTGATGATAGTAGCCAGTTTAAAGAGCCTTTTGAAAGGCTGCAGAAGGTGCGAGAAGAAAGAAACAGACTAGCACAGCCATTTATACATCGGCACTATGACGATAAAGAAAACATACTGACACATCTGCGTGTAGCTGACCGTGACCTTGAAGATGGCAGCAGCACATTGATGGTAGAAGAGATACAGTCAGACCTGCATCAGCGTGGTCAGAAGTATGGCTATGCCAAGCCAAATGCCTTAGAAGATATTAGTACGCAGATAGATGAAGTCGATGAGCAACTAAAAGGATTAAAGCAAAGCTCAGTGAAAAAATGGGCTAAAGAAAATATGCCTGACTTGCACGAAAAAGCGTTTGACGAAAATGATAAGCTGACAGCAGACCAGTTTCTTGCATTGCGGAAGAAGATGGAAAATGCGTTTGAAGAGGACTATAAAAAGCGTACAGGCAAAGATAGAAATGAAGAGTTTAATAGGCTGGCAGACTTAAGAGACAGCTTAAAAGAGCGCAGACGAAAAATTATGGGCGCTGCACCAGATATGCCATTCAAGTCTGATGACAAGTCTAGCTGGTATGACCTAGCATTTAAGCGCTCACTAAAAGAAGCAGCTGATGGCGATTACGACAGCATATCATTTACTACTGGACAGCAGCAGGTCAATAGATATGGTGAGTCAGCAGAGGGCGGTGTTAAGACGTTCTACGATAAGACGCTGCCTAATCACATCAACAAGTGGGCTAAACAATATGACGTTAAGCTAGAGCGTAAGCCTATAAAAGTTGGCGATAAAGATTACGATATTGAACAATACGATGACGAAACGTATTTTGTTCGCGATGAGGAAGGTAATCACGTTGAAGATTTTGAGATGTATTCTGAAGCACTAGACTACATAAAAAATAAAGCAGATGTGCAAGACGTATACACATTGAAGATACCTGAGAAGATGCGTAAGGATATACGCGAGAAAGGTATGCCATTGTTTGCACAGACAGGTTTGATGATTGGGGGTGCAACAGCTGCTAGTGGTTTGTTATCGCCTAAAGCGCAGGCTAACGAGGCTAGAATGCAGGGCTTGCTTAGTGATTCTAAAATGCGTCAAGAGGCGGTAAAAGGTGCTGCAGTAGTGCCTGATTTAACAGCTGGTTTAGTAGAGCAGTTTGGGCGTGATTTAGTTAACTTTACTGCTGGCACTATAAACCCAGATTATGGAGATATTGCAGAGGGCAGCATATTCCCAGTAACTGAGGGTGGCAAGGCTACACTGAGCAAAGCAGGCGAAGCATTTATGAAGTATGCAGCGCCAACGCTAGCGAAAGGTGTCAATTCGTTATTAGACTTTGAGCCTATGATTGGACCAACAGCGCGCGACCAGATGAAATTTGTTGCACAGCAGTATGAAAAGCTGCCTGAGTCAGTAAAAGAAGAGGTCACGCCAAGATTAGGTTATGCAGGTTTGCTAGCTCTTACAGCAGTACCAACTGGCAAGGCAGTAAAGAAAAGCATACAAAAACGTAAAAAAACTAAACAACAGTGACACCTATAAATTTGTTATAATCGGCTGACTTACTGGAGCCAAAAATGTCAATATCAACATTTGCAGAGTTAAAAAGCAGTATTGCTGATTTTCTTAACAGGTCAGATTTAACTGCTGTTATACCGTCATTTATTAGTCTTGCTGAAGCGCAGATTAACCGTGATGTGCGACACTGGAAAAGAACACAGAATCACACTATGAGCTTTAATGCTAGTCAAAAAAATGCTTCTATCCCAACAGACTGGATTGAAACAAACTTTGCAGACTGGGCATACACGTCATCCGCAGATACTGTAAATATTAGAACATATCCGCTTGAATACGCACCTAACACAGTAACAAGAGAAAGGCGCGATAACTCTGATGAACGCAAAGCAAGACCAACGCAGTTTTCGTACGTTGGCAGTGGCTTAGATACTATGGTGCTTGAATTATATCCAATTCCTGATGCACAAGGCGCGGTTTTTTTAAATTATACGAGAAAGGTTCCTGCACTTTCTGACAGCGCAACGACCAACTGGCTTCTTACAGATGCACCAGATGTATATTTATATGGCTCGTTACTGCACGCTGCACCATATCTGCATGAAGATAACAGGGTGAATGTATGGGCACAATTATATGGCGCTGCAGTTAAGCAGCTTAATGAACAGTCAGACAAAGCTAAATACTCATCTGACAGTTTAGGCATGAGAAAGCTAGGCTTAGATACTAGCGCGTCTAAACGAGCAAACCACGTACGCTGGAGCTAAAACATGGCAACAACTACTTCATACAACTTACAAAAGCCAACAGTTGGCGGCTCTGAGGACTCATGGGGCACAGATATTAACAGCAATCTAGACAAGATTGATGACTTGCTAGATGGCACATTAACTGTTGATGGAATAGATATAAATTCGGGTTCTATTGATGGCACGCCTATTGGAGTTAATTCGCCAGCTCTTGGTACTTTTACAACTGTAACTGCTAATGATGTGGTAAGTCCTTTGAAAGGCGATATAAAATCTACCGATGGCACAGTAGTGCTAGACAATGGCACAGATGGCACAGATGCTACGTTTACTGGTGCCGTAACAGGCAATGCTACAACTGCTACTACATTAGAAACTGCAAGAGCATTGAGCGTGTCAGGAGATATAGCAACCTCAGCTGGCGTAGACTTTGATGGCTCAGGTGCAGTTGATTTACCCGTAACAATTACAGATGCTTTGTGGGACAAGATATATCCTGAAGGCAGTATATACGCTACGACAAAAACAGACTTTGACCCTAATAACTCCTTCTATGGTACTTGGCAAGAATATGCAGCTGGTAAGGTGCTTGTCGGTCACGATGCTAATGACTCTGACTTCGACACAGTAAATAGCGCTACTCATAGCGGAGCTAAAACGCACCAATTGACTGTTAATGAGATGCCTTCTCACGCACATAACACTAATTTACGAGTTGAAAGCTCTCCTAACCCACTGGTTGATAATTCTTTACAGATAAACGTATCAAGCGGTGATAAGTTAGACCATTTAGACGAAAACAGCAGCAAATCAACGACTACCAGTTTTAAAGGTGGCGGTGCAGCACACAACAACTTGCAGCCATATATTGTTGTAAAATACTGGCGCAGAACAGGTTAATTAACTAAGAGGCAAAACAATGGCAAATCCATTTAAAGGGTCACCAGTAGAGCTGCACGGCATGGTCTACGATATGGTCCCAGTAACACCAAATGACAGCACAGACAACGTAGGCACTGGTAACATTGCTGTTGGCTTGTACGTAACTAACGCAGGTGATGTCGCTTTTGAAAACAAAGACGGCACTGTTCGCACAGTTACTGTACCCGACAACTTTTATCTTGTGTGTTCTGTTAAGCGCGTCAAATCAACGAACACAACTGCATCTGGTATTCACGCACTGGTGGTGTAAATGTTAAATTTAGGCGTATCAACACAAAGGCTTTCTGCGAAAGCAGGGTCAGGCTTTACTCCGAAAAAACTGTTTGATGATGGTGAAGAAGGGTTTTGGTACGACATAAGTGACATAAGAACCCTGAAAGAAAACAGTGACGGCACAGTAGATGTTACTAGTTACGGACAGAGCGTAGGATACATAGCCGATAAGTCTGGCAACGGAAACCATGCTAGACAGTCAGCATCTGGCGCAAAAAAGCCTAAATATGCAAGACATCCAGCAGGTGGTATTCGTAACCTATTAACGCAAACTGAAAACTTTACTGATAGCGCATGGACAGGTTACTTCCAAAAGCCAACGCTTACTACAGGGCAGACAGACCCTTTAGGCGGCAACACTGCAATGAAATGGAGCGCACCCTCAACAACAGGCGGCTCTGGCAACGCAGGTGGTCTAATACTTCCAGACAGTGATGGCGTTATTGAGGACAACACTAACTATACTGTATCAGTTTATCTAAAGGCATCTTCTAATGTTACAGTTTCTATAGGCTTGACTGATGGCGCGATGACTGGCGTTAATTTGACAACAAGCTGGCAAAGGTTTTCTACCACAGTGCAAAACAACCCTAGTGCTATGGATAGGCTTTTTCAAATTAGCGAGCAAACTAACGATAGCGTTGATATTTTTATTTGGGGCGCACAAACAGAAAAAAGCAATGAAGCTACGCCATATCAAAAAGTTACAACTAAATACGATGTAACTGAAGCAGGTCAACCAGACTTGCACTATCTAAAGTTTGACGGCACAGATGACGGCTTTCAAGTCGATTCATTTAGCGCATCTGCACAAGGTACAAGCGCATTTTTCGGATATTCATCTACTAATGCAGACGATAGTGGCTACAATGTCTTGCTTGACATTCAGGCAGGTAGGCTAATATTTGCTAGTAGCACTGACAGTCAGAATGAAATAGGTTATTACGATGGCGCATGGAATGATATAAGTGATGATGGCGATATAAAGGTTCTATCGTTCAACTTGCAAACTAACGATGGCGTTATGCGCGAAAATGGTACTGTTCTTGTAACAGACACTGGCTATGCAGAGAAGCCGCTAGGCGGAATTATGATGATAGGAAATCATCACAACTCTAGCGTTACTGGAAAAGAATTTGGCGGAAATATGTACCAAGTTGTACTACGCAGCACAGAGTGTAACGACAGGGACCTAGAGGCTACGGAAAAGTTTATAGCTACGAAAACTGGCGTATCATCGCGTGTAAGAGGGCTTGCTACACTAGACCTTAACTTTGGTGCTAACACTTACTTAGCCACAAACAGTAATGGAGTATCAATGTGAGCACATTAACTGAAATAGTAAATTTTAGCAGGACTACATCTGGCTATTATTTAGACAGTGTAACTTATGGCGAAGAGCTTATTACTAATGGTGATTTTAAAGACGGCACTAATAACTGGACAGCAACACACGTTGGTCCAGATGGCGGTCTTAGTATAAATGGTGAGTACCTAAGAGTGACTGATGATGGCAGCGTAGATGGAGCGCCTAACAACAAATACTCAGGTAGAGCATTTCAAATATTGGAATTAGAAGTCGGTGCAAGTTATATCGTTACAGGTACAACTAGAGCAAGCAGCACAGCAATCACAAGAATCTCTGCTTCAACTAGTAGCAGTATTGCACATAACATTAAACTTGAAACTGGCTCAAGTAGCAGTAATGATGTCGATTTACAGTTTGTGTTCAAAGCAACACAGCAAACTATTTACATCATACTTTATTTGTCTACCATAGGCGCTAATAATGCAGAATTTAAAAACGTAAGTTGCAAAAAAATTATAGAAGGGCAAGCAGGTGGTAAACCTTTAATGCTGGAAGCTCCAGCGCACACGCCTAGATTAGAATACGATGCAAAAGGCAATCCTTTAGGCTTGTTGATTGAAGAGCAAAGACAAAATATGTTCGCACGCGCTACAGAATTTAATAACGCCTACTGGACTAAAGACGACACTATTGCAACAGGAAGGCACGTTGTTGCACCAGCAGGCAATAGAAATGCAAGGCTAATAGAATCACAAAGCGCTGAAAATGGTGGTGTAAGCAGGACAGTAACTACTGTACAAGGAACAGTTTACTGCGTTAGTTTCTTTGCTAAATACAACAACAACCAGTGGTTTAGGATATCTGCAAATGGTAGGTATCAATGGTACGATTTAATTAATGGCAGGCTAGGCACTTCCGCAAAAGGTGACCCATCTTATGCTGACCCTGTACACGTTGGCATGGATGATTATGGCAATGGCTGGTACAGATGCTATGTAGCTATTGACGCTTTATCAACAAGTTTTGCTGCACAAGTTGTACAGGCGGCAGGTGATGGAAACACAGCAGAAACTAATGGCGGTAAAACTTACCTTTATGGCGCGCAGATGGAAATAGGTGAGTTTCCTACGTCATTTATATTCACATCTGCTAGCACAGCGACAAGAACGTCTGATATAGCTAAAGTACCTACAGAAAGATTTTATCTAGACCAGAACAACGGAACTATTATTGCTGAGTTTCAAGGCAGATACGAGACATACACTACACGTTATCAAAGAGTATACGAGTTAGGTAGTGTAGGCAGTACTGACCATAGAATAACTTCAATAGTAAGAACTAGCG